ATTGACGACTGGCCCTTGAATGACCATCTTGACGGGTGCATCAAAGTTGCCCTCGTTGACACACCGCACGATGCCCGAGCCAGGAAGTGGTCCTGGTCCTGGTCCGCTACCGTCCTCGCCAACTAAGAAGTCGAGCGGTAGTTCGGCGGGCATTGGCAAGCCGAAGCGAACACCACCACCACCGCCACTGCCATCATCAACATCGTTGCCTGCGACGAGCACCGACTCCGAGTGTGTCTCGGCGGACCAGATGCGTGGGTCGGTTGAGAACCACTGCACAGCCGCAATCGGCAGGCCGTGGTAGTACTGCTCGTTGATCGGGAAGCTGCGGTTTTGTGGGCGGCACATGATGAACCGCTTCTGCGAACTGATGCCAGGGATCTGAAAGACGAGCGGAATCTCAGGCCCGCACGACACCGACATATCCATGAAGGTTTGCACGACCTCTTCGAGTGTCTTGTTCGATCCCTCGACGCTTAGCTCGAAGTCCACCGTGACGGTGCGCCCCGCTGCGAAGTAGTCGCCAGCATGAAGGCCATGACGACGAAGCCTTGTGCGGTCGCCAGTTATCAGCGCAGGCATGTCAAGCAAGCCCTCGATGTTGGTAACCAGATACGGGCTACCGTCACCGAGGGCTATGTCGTTGTACTCCATCTGCCAGTCAGCGTTTACCAAATCACCAATCATCAAATGCCTCCCACACGGATTTGCCAAGCAACCTGCTGTGCAATCGCATCAGGGTCGGCGTCGGTTCTTGCTGTCACATTTATGTTCGTCACGCTTGCGCCACCACCTGCGAGGCCATGCTCGCTGAGTAGCTCTTGCGTGCGTGCTGGCCTGGTCAGTGGCAGGACCAGCTCGGGACCAGCCTCACCAATCATTGCCACGGTCGGGCCATTAACGAAACCGCCATTTGCGAAGAACGCATCGACAGCAGCACCAGTGATGCCTCCGCCATACCCCTCACCACCACCGCCGATGTATGGGATCTTGAATCCCTTACCGCCGACCCCTGGAATCCATGACGGCACGGTAAAGCCGAAGCCGCCGACTGTGTTGTTCCACAGCGTTTTGATGGCGTTGAATGCCACCGAAAAGGGTGACGTGATCGCATCGGCAAGTGTTGAAATTGCGCCCGTGATCTTGCCTGGCAGCTCCTCGAAGAAGCCAGTGATGGCGTCGATGCCCGTGGTCACCGCAGTCTTGACCAGATCCCACGCTGTATCAAACGCAACCTTGATCGCTGACCAAGCCAGGCCCCAGGCCAACGTGATGGCGTCGAGCGCAAGCTGAATGGCTGTCTCGATGACGGCGAGGGCCATTGCAAGTGATCCCTTGATAGCTTCCCATATGCCGACAAAGACGTTCTTAATGCCTTCCCAAACTTGCGACCAGTCGCCCTTGATGATGCCCGTGACAATCTGGATGACACCCTGGATGTACTTCAACACGCCCTCGATGTAAGTGGAGATTGCGCCCCACGCTTTTTCGACAAAGCCCAAGATGGTCTTGCCGAAATTATCCCACAGCAGCTTGGCCCATGCGACATAGGCCCGCATGATTATTTCAACCAGCTTGATGTAGTGCTTGACGATCTCCCACACGGCGTCCCACACCAGGCGCATCGTCGGCAGGAAGTCTTTCTTGAACCACTGGGCAACCTTGTCCACGCCCTCACGGAACCACTCCACGTTTTGATAGGCCCACACTGCACCAGCAGCCAGGCCAGCAAGTAGCGCCGCAAGTGCGATGGCAGGCGCTGCGGCAATTATCATGGAGGCAGCGGCGGCAGCGGCAGATGCAGCAACGAGCAAGAAGTATTGGGCCGTGAGTAGTGCGCTGGGGACTGCGTAAACAAGATAGGCAGTACCGATGCCGACGATGGCCCCGATGATGTAGTCCTTGTTGTCCAAGATCCACTGGAAGGCGGTCTGCATTGCGTCACGAATCTTCGGCAACCATGTGTCCGCAAGATCCCTGATCTTGTCGATGGCCTTTTGGAGTCCGTCCCTGAGCTTGGGCAACCATTCGTCGGCCAGCTTCTTTACTTTGTCGATGACCTTCTGGAACCAGTCACGGATCTTCGGCAACCATTCGTCGGCCAGCTTCTTTACTTTGTCGATGACCTTCTGGAGCCAGTCACGAACCTTCGGCAACCACTTCTCGGCCAGGTCTTTGGCCTTCTTGATGAAGCGCTCCACAGATGGGCGCACCTTCTCCCAGGCGTCCTTCATTTTGCCGATGGAAATGCGGATGATTTCGATGGCCTTGCGGACAACGGGTTCGAGCTTCTCGCCAATGTCGATCATCAGGACAGCGAACGCTGCCTTGATCTTGTTGAACTGCTCCTGCAGGCCTTTGCTCATCACATCGAAGGCAGCGTCGGTTGCACCAGCAGCGCCCTGCATCTCTTCGAGCGTTTCTGCGTATGCCTCGCCGTCTTCTTTCGCAAGGGACAGAACGGCAGCGCCCGCTTCGACTCGCCCGAACATATCGAGCACCGACCCACCAGTATCAACTGCGTGGTCGTTCATCATCTGGAACGCATCGCCCATCGAGCCGCCATTCTCGATGAACTGTGCAAAGCTCTCGCCCGACAGTTCACGGAACACCGTGTCGGCCTTGCTGCCCTCTCTCGACAGCTCGGCAATAGCGCCCTTGATCTGCGTGGCAGCAGTCGCTGTCGGAACACCGCTTGCGGTCAGTACCGCAATGCTGGCCGATACCTCGTCCATCCCCACACCAGCAGCAACCGCAATGGGTGTGACCATCGAGATACTGTTCGACAGTTCCTCAAATGTTGTCTTGCCGAGTCGTACAGCCGTGAACATGTAGTCCGATGCTTCGGTGGCCGTGATGACTTCATCGCCGTAGGCGTTCACGACTGAGGTGATGCCGTCTACTGCTGTTTCCAGTGTCGTGACACCACCCTTTGCTGCCTTAGCAGCGACCTCCATAAACTCGAACACGTTGTCCTGCGGTACGCCAGCGGACAATGCCGAGTAGAGAGCTGGCACTGCCTCGTTGGGCAGGATGCCGAACTCTTTGGCAAAGTCCTTGACCTGGCCCGTCATCTCGCCCATTGCCTTTTCAGACACGCCAGGCAGCAGCGTAAAGACTTCGTTCATCTGCTGCTCGAACGCAGCGAACGACGCCACACCCTTTGCACCAGCGGCAACCGCAGCGACGCCAGCAATCTTGGCTGCTGCAACAGCCTTGCCGCTGATGTTCTTAACGCCTCGACCGAACCTCCCGAGGTCGTCCTCGGACTGCTTCAGTGTCTGATTGAACTGCTTGGCATCACCGAGGATCTTGATTTTGATGGGCTTAGTTGCCATGATTCACCTTCTCGGGCTGGACTGCCGCTGGTCGTCTTGCTGCTTGCGTTGGTCCGCTTCAATCTGAGCGGCCAGCATGTTGATCTCCCACAGCTTCAGACGCTTCACGTCTTCCATGCTGAGGCGGTACTCACGGCAGATTGCCGCAAGTGTCAAGATTCGTCGGGATCTTTTGGGTCAGCTTCCGCCATTTGCATCTTCAGCTTGCCGACACTCTCGATAGTCGCATCAGGGTCAGTGCGACGTGCCTGCACAAAGGCAATGGCACGCATCATCTTGCCCTTCGGCATTTCGGGATCTGATAGTGCGTCGATCGGCTTGCCTGTGATCTCTTCGATTGTCTCGATGTCGTCAATCGTCAGCTCGTTCACGTCGAGGGTGAACACGTCGTTGGATTCGGTATTCATGTTTGATGCTCCCATCATTTGGAGGAAAGATCCTTGGTGATCTTTCCCAGGTTCTTTTCGTATGCCCTGCGGACCTCGCCAATGCGTTTGTCCATCGCCTCATACAAAAACGGTTGTGGTCGAATGTTGCGCTTCGGCCAGCCAAAGTGGATTGGCCCCGCATACGGAACACGGGAGGGTGTGCCAGCCTTGACGAATGCCGAGGTCTGACTCGCCTGTGCTCCGATAGAGCGGGCAAGCCGACCAGACCGTCGAGGAACCTCGACCTTGGCCTGGTCAGCCACCACCTGTGCTGCTTCTTTGTTCGCAAGACGTAGCTGCTTTTTCATCTCCACGTCTTCGGTTTTGCGTATCTCTTTTTGCAGCGCCTTGAGGCCATCGACCTTGAAGCCTCCACTGCGTGCCATTAGAGGCCCGTGTCGCCCGAGCGGTACTCGATTTTCACGGAAGGATCGACACCGTTGTGCAGCACCTTGAATGGCAACGCTTGCGTCGTCATGTCCTCAAGTGCGCCAGTCGGCGTTGAGCCGTCGTACTGACAAGCGGGAAGCGTGAGCTTGATCTGGTGCGTGTTGTCTGCACCCGTTGATCCTTCAATCTCGGCACCGTTCCACTGAGCGACAATCGAGAAGATTGCGCCCGACACGAATCGGTCATACTGCTCGGTGTCGGGGAACTCAGCAGTCAGCTCGCCCGTGTACTCAGGGAGCGACGTTCGCTGTGGCTTACGCTTCAGTTCGTTACAACGCAGGAAGCGTCGGTCGGTCTTCAAGCCAGTGTTGCCCGTGAAGTTGAACGACATGGCCTCGAAGTCATCGCCGTCGATCTCGATGCAGCTCTGCGTCCAATCATACGGGACACCCTCGGAGGGGTACGTCGGGATACCAGGTACTGTTGTCTTGTCCTCGTCCTCGGAGTCGAACGACCACTTGAGCACCAGGAGTCCGCCAACGTCTTGCGTCAGGTTCCACTCAGTGACCATTGCGCCGTGGTAGGTGAACGCCTGCTGGTCGCCATCGTTCTTGGTGATGAGCTTCTGCACCGTGTAGCTGGTCTGCGATGCGTCCGAGGTGGACTCGAACACAGACGTGCCTACACCGTCAACCAGAACTGGCTCGGTCGTGCTACCGAGGAACCCGTCGAACAACATGCCCAGGCCCGAGGTCAAGGCGTCGATCTCGATGTCGCCAGTGGCACCCATGTTGATCTGGATGCGGCGGTCGGAGCGCAGCGTGTGTGCCCCGCCTCGGAATCCAGTGGACTCCAACGCCTCCTGCTCACGCTGCCAAGTGTCTGACTTGGCCTCGTATGCACGGGTGATTGCGGCAGGGTCACCGTAGGTGGCCTCCTTGCCAAGTTGAATTGCGTTGTCAAGGATTGACTTGCTCATGATGTTGACTTCTCCTCGGCGCTGTCGCCAGTAGTTGGTGCCGCATCGGATTCGATGTGGAACTCGGGATGATGGGCCAAGGCAAGTGCCTCGCCCGCCAGGACGGTGAGGCTTTCGCCCCGCTTGAACTTCAGTGGCCGTCCTGATGGCATCACAAGTGACACCTCTGGCAGTGGGCCGATGTAGGTCGCTCTTTCATTTACTGCTTTTGGCTTTGGTGCTTTTGCTTTTGGTTTTGCTTTGGGTGTGTTGTCTTCGATCACAGGAGCCTCGCCCTCACTTCGATTGTCAATACATGAATGGCCGTTGGGCCTTGGTCAGTCTCAGAACACGACAACCGCTGCGTGAGCATCAGTGCCGTAATCAGGTCGGGCAGGCTTCCATCCAGCTTGGGGTTGTCTGCCAGGTACTCTTCAATGTGCAGTCCCAGCTCCAACGAACGGGCCTCGGCACGCTCAGGAGTCAGGCGGGTGCCACTGACTTCAATGACAAGCTCGGCCTGGTAGGTCTCATCACGACGACGACGGCCTGTGCGTAATGCGACAGGCTCAACGTCGTTGAGTGTGATCCGTTGGAACCAGACATTTTCCTTCAGTGCTTTGTCACCAGGGTCGGCATACGACACCTTCACCCCATCAAACGCAGGCATGGCCGAGATCAGCTCGACCATCTTGGACTTGAACGCCACCATCGTTGTCCCAGCCATCAGAATGCTCCAGGCGGGCGTTGTCGGTAGCGGTTCAAGACTGCGTTCACGTCGGGCAACGAGGTCGGTCTCCACAGCCCACCAGCTTGTGCCAGTGAGATGTTGCCGAACTCGTTTGCGATGCTGAGCGCACGGTCAGGGATTCGACTCACCTGGTCCAGAACGTGCTGTCGAGCCAGCGTGAGCATTGCCCACTTGATCGCCTGCGGCGGTACATCGGAGTATCCAGCGGTGCCTTCAATCACGATGCTTCGTGAGTAGCCACTGCGGACTGCACCGAGGCCATACACGATGCCCTCATCGAACAGTTCCCAATGTTGGCGGTCAACTTCCTCGACCTCTTCGCCACCGATGGATGCAAACGTGATTGACCGAGGCCACATCACCTCGTCCAAGTTGAGGCCATCTTGACCCGACTGGCGGGTGGTCACCTTGAACGGTTTGACTGTGAACGATGCCCCGCAGTATTTGTCGATGGTCTCTTCGGAGTACACCAACGCAGCTTCAAGGATCTCATCAGTGATGCCTGGCTCGTCCATACCGTCGAGGCCAGCCAGTTCTTCTAATGTTGCGTAGGTGTACGTCATAGTCAGCCCTCGTCGGTCTGTGGTTTTTCGGCGGCCTTCTTCTTCTTGGCGGGTGCAACAGGGACAAGCCAGCCAAGCTCGACGTATGGCTTTGCGACTGCTTCGGACAGCTCGTATGAGCCGCCAGGGGCAAAGCCTTTTGATTTGTTAGCGAAAGAAAGTGTTGCTGTGTAAAGCATGGATGCTCCGAACGTTGATGGTTTGCGGGTGAGGTACGGGGGACCAACGCCGAAGCACTGGTCCCCCAAACACTCAATGGATCAGGCTTGCGCCCACACGACGTAGGCAGTGTCATCGACAATGCCCGAGTCAACACGGACGGTCCAGCGCCACGAAAGCATGTCGGTGTCGTAGGCGTACTCATCGCTACGAACAACCTCGACGCCACGGGCGAAACGGACAATCATGCCTCGGTTCAGGTCACCGAAGATGACCGACTTGTTGCCAGTCTCAGCAGGCGGCATTCCGTATTCGGCCTCCAGCGGGTAGCCAAGAAGACGATCAGGTTCGCCAGCCTTCATGGACGGCTCCCACAGATACTGGCCGTCGCTGTCCTTGAGCTTGCGGACCATAGCGACAGTTGAGTCGGCCATGATGAAGCGAGCTGCGGGACGGTACGGGGTGGTCAGGCTGTGAACAACGTCAATCAGCTCGTCGCCAGTAATGGCGTCGGGTGCTGCAAACGTTCCAGTCACTGCGTGCGCCAGTGCGCCCTCAGGCTTGTTGGAACCGTCACCGTTCAGGAACACGTCACCGATTGCGGTAGCAATGGCTTCGGCACCCATCTCGGCAACTTCAGCCTCGATGTTGAATGCGCTGTCCTGCACAAGCTCGTTCGAGACCTGTGAGATGAAGCCGTACTTATAAGCGTTGAGTGCCAGCGTCCCGAAGGTGCCCTCACTTTTGCTGTACTGTCCGCCCTCAGCGACGAATGCCGCAGTCGGGATCGTGAGGCGCTTCGGCATGTTGATCTGCTCGCCCTGGGCCGTGTTGATGACCTTGGCGTTGCGAGCAACGGCAGAACTACGCTCAAGCGCTGGCTTGATGATCTGCGAGTACATGGTCTCATCGACCGTGTAGCCACCAGAG